CCAAACAAAAAGCCGCAGGATTTTTACGGTGAGTGCCTGATTGAAGCGAAACGCTTGATGGCTGAAGATTTGGAAATTTACCTGGCCCAACAGGCAGAAGATCCGATAACCGATGACGATGATGAGGATGCCTTTAAGGCAAAATCAAAGCGTGACGGCAAGATCAGGACAATCCAAATTACCCTTGCCAACCCGGACTACACCCGTTCGACGATAAAAAGGGCGGGCATGACTCACTCTTACGGGTCTGAACAGTTTGGTTTTGCTAACCAGCTGCGTGAAGATTGGATGTCAGAATACACCAAGGATTTACGCCGGGGGCTAATCAAGGAACACCCATACGGTGATGATCGTGGATTTGAAGCATCCATCTACCTTGGTAACGTGCATGAACGGGCAATCCGTAATGTGGTGACTTCGGTCGCTGCTGGCATGGATTTCTACCAAGCCTGTGCGGCGGCGCTGGCTGCTGAGGGCAAGCATTTCAAGTTTGTCGCCAAGACTGGCTTCCCGATGCACCAATACTACCGAAAGATGAGGCGTTCGAGCCAACGTGTAACACTCTACAATCAAGAGTTGAAGCACCGAAAAAACACAACAATCCAAACATCGGTGGGGCAGGGCGAGGTCAACAGGCTGAAAAGCATGAACGCAATTAGCGCAAACATTACGCATTGCACCGATGCTGCCATTCTGACCAAGGCTGTACTGCTGTGTAAGGAAAGGGGCATTACAAACATGATGTGCGTTCACGATAGCTTTTCAACGAGCATTGGCAGCGCCTTCACGATGTCCTGGGCAATCAGACGTGCATTTGTTGATTTCTTTGACGACTACTGCCTGTACCAGGATGTCCTGGACCAAGTGCGTGAGCAACTAGACGATCCTGACAATGCTGACCTGCCTGAAATCCCACCCAAAGGTAACCTCGATTTAGAGGGCGTGATGGCGAGTGACTACAACTTCTGTTGATTGAAAATACCCCAGATACAGCCGTGCAAAGTTATGCATGGCCTTAGAACAAGAGAGCGGCCAAGTGCCGCTTTTTTGTTATCTGGAGCCAATTACAGAAGGAATTTTAATGGACCCAAGAGAACGACTGCTCGGCTTGGCGGTAATTTACCGTCAGCGGGGCGACCCCATTCCGCTCGATGTACTTGCGGAAGCAGACCAGCTTGGCTTGTCGCTGGAAGAGTTTGACGAGCCGGTAACTTTTAACAAACAACATGAAGGAGAATAATTCATGGCAAAAAAGAATTTGTGGACCAGCCCGAAAGGATTGGCTCAATACCCGTGGTTGAATACTGCAGACACGCATTACGACAGCAACGGTAAGTACAAGTGCAACATCAGAATACCCGTTGCAGAAGCCAAAGACTTGATGAACCAAATCAAGGAAGCGGCAAAGGACCATTTCGGTGCCAAGGCGACAGATGCCCGGATGCCGTTCAAGATTGATGAAGAGACAGGCGAGGCTGTTTTTACAGCGTCCTCAAAATTTCCACCTAAGTGGGTGGACTCAACTGGCGCTTTGATCCCAGAAGGACAAGAGCCGGAGGTTTTCGGCGGTTCTAAATTGAAGCTAGCCGGTGGCATGTACTGCTACGAAAACGGGCCAAACAAGGGCCTGAGCCTTCAGCTGTCAGGTGTTCAAGTCATTGAGCTAGCACCTGCCAAGCAGATGCTGTTCGAAGCTGAAGAAAACGGCTTCGTTGCTGCTAATGATAACCGTGAGCCATCAGGTGACGGTGATGAGGTGCAGTACAATTTCTGATTTAGCCCGTGGAATTGCACACGGGTACAGGAGCGGGCTTGAAGAGAAAATTTCCAAACAGATAGCAGATGCCGGTATTCCGGTTTCATACGAAGAAGACAAAATTCGTTACACCTGGCCATCTAGGGAAAGTTCCTACTGCCCTGACTTCCGCATACCCGGCAAGGACGGGAAATCGATCTACATCGAGACCAAAGGCAGATTTTTGGTTGATGACCGGCAAAAACACCTGCTGATCCGTCAGCAGCGGCCTGATCTCGACATCAGGTTCGTCTTCTCGAACATGAACTCCCGTCTTTACAAAAACAGCCCGACGACACTCGCCATGTGGTGCGAAAAACACGGGTTTCAATACGCAAACAAAACCATTCCAGACGAATGGCTAACCGAAGGGAAGGAGTGACATGACACAGGAGGGCCAGATGCGGATAGCCGCCAGCAATAATAACAACAATAACGACTCCACATTTGTGATGCACACTAGCTGCGACGCTTGTGGGTCATCAGATGCAAATGGAGTTTTCGATGACGGACATACGTTCTGTTTCTCCTGTAACACCTACAGTGAGGGTGAAGAACCCAGTAGCCCGGCAAATGACAACGGATCGAAGCCGGTACAGGACCAAGGCCAAGCCCAGCAAAAAAGCCTACTCAAGGGCGTCGCAAAAGCGATCCCCGCTAGAGGCATAACTGAGGCCATAGCCAAGAAGTTTGGCTACCTGATTGGTAGCTACAATGGGCAAGAAGTTCACATCGCCACATACCGTGATAAGAACGGAAAGCCCATTTCCCAGAAGCTGCGGACCAAAGACAAACAGTTCATCACTGTTGGTAATCATAAGGAGGCTACCATCTTTGGTTCGCACCTTTGGTCCAGCGGTAAAATGCTGGTTTTGACCGAGGGTGAACTCTGCTGTCTTGCTGGTTCAGTAATGAATCAAGGACGTTTTCCAGTTGCCTCGATCAGTCATGGCGCAGCTGGTGCAGTCAAATGCATCAAGCAAAACTGGGACTGGATCAATGGTTTTTCCAGTGTGGTGATTGCTTTTGACATGGATGAGGCTGGGCAAAAGGCCGCTTTGGCTGTGGCTGAGGCGTTGCCCACTGGTAAAGCCAAGATTGCTTACCTGCCTTGTAAAGACGTCAATGATTGTCTTACTCAGGGCAAATCTAAGGAATACACCGATGCCATTTTCCAGGCGAAGGAATTTCGCCCTGACGGCATCAAGTCGGCGCAGGATTACCGAAACGTAATTAGCGTTGACGAGACTGCCAGTGCGATAAGCTGGCCCTACAGCGTTTTGAACGAGATGCTGTTAGGAATGAGAAAGCGTGAATTGATTTGTCTAGCTGCCGGTAGCGGCACTGGCAAAACAACATTCACTAAAGAGATAGCCCATCATCTAATGATGTCCGGCCAGAAAGTCGGTCTGATTTCATTGGAAGAGGCACCGAAGCGCACTTTGCTTGGCTTAGTGGGCGTTCATCTTAACAAGAACCTGCTCATTGACAGAAGCCAGGCGACAGATGAAGAGGTGCTTGATGGGTTTGATGACCTGTTCAAAGACAATCCCTGCGTTCTTTACGATAGTTTTGGCACCAATGACATTGACGTCATTTGCCAGCGCATCGAGTACATGAGCCGGGCATTGGATGTCGATTGGGTCATACTTGATCACGTCAGCATCCTAGTGAGCGGGGCTGAAGGCGATGAACGCCGGATGCTCGATCGCGCAGCTACGGCTTTCAGGACACTAGTCCAGGCTGAGGACATAGGCATGATCATGGTCTCGCATTTGACCCGCCCAGGTGGGCGAGGGCATGAGTCCGGCGCAGCGGTGGAACTTTCACAGCTTCGTGGCTCACACGCCCTAGCACAGCTGTCTGACAGCTGCATAGGCATCCAGAAAGACCCTGATGATCCAGACTCCGACATTCGTTTGCTGCGGGTGTTGAAGAACCGTTTCTCAGGTCAAATTGGTGATGCCGGAACACTTCAATACAACCGTGAAACTGGCCGTCTGCTTGAAGCAGCGGTCGCGAGTTTCGATGAAGAACAAACAGAAAAGGAGAGCGATGATGCTCAATGAACAACTTGAATTTGATTTAGATGACCATCGGTCATTTAGTGCAGACAATGATAACAGACCACCGCTTAACAAATACGAAGCAAAATGGCGTGAGTTTCACGCAGAAAACCCTGAAGTCTACGACCTGATTGAACTTTACGCTTACAAAGCGATTGCGGCAGGCAAAAGTCATTACGGGATACAAACCATACTTGAGATGGTGCGCTGGCACACCATGCTGCGTAATGGTCCAGATGAGGATGGCTACAAAGTGAACAATAACCATGCGGCTTACTACGCACGGCTGTTCCACGCTGAGAACCCAAGACATGACGGATTTTTCAAAACAAGAATGTTGTCGACCAATGGAGGCCAGTCTTAATGCGTGAACTGATTGAGCAACTGCCTGAGGCAGAAACCGGTGAGGTTGATGAGATTTTTGAATTTCATGACTTCGGCCTGGATGAGTACCAAGAGGAAGCTGCTGATTTTGCGTTTTACAATGGCATTTCTTACCCAACCTTGGGTCTGTGTGGGGAGGCTGGTGAGCTAGCAAATCAGGTCAAAAAGCTGATCCGTGATAGCGGGATGCCAGCTGATCACGACGTGCAGATCGATGACCAATACATGACCGAAGACATGCGGTCTAGCTTGGTTTTAGAGGCCGGAGATGTTCTTTGGTACTTGGCAAACTTCTGCAATGACATTGGCTTTAGCCTGTCGGAAGTTGCTGAATTAAACCTTGAAAAACTCAGGCGGCGCAAAGAAAATGGGACCTTAACGGGATCTGGTGATTACCGTTGAGGCGCTTCGCCTTTGACATTGAGACAGACAATCTACTACCCGACTTAACCACCTGCCACACAATAGCCATTCGCAATCTAGACAACCTAGATCAGGTCACATCATACGGCCCTGATAGGATCGAAGAGGCTTTAGGTCACATGAATACTGCTGACCTGCTGGTAGGCCACAATTCCACGACATTCGACCGTAAAGCCATAGCCAAGCTGTACCCGGATTTTGCGTTCAAGGACGACATGATCTGGCGTGACACGCTTGTGCTTGGCCGAATGTTGAAGCCTGACGTAATCACAGACGATTTCAATGCAGGTTTTACCGATGCGGAAATGCCGAAGCGCCTTCGAGGTAAGCATAGCCTTGAGGCGTGGGGTTGTCGGTTAGGTGTCCATAAGGGTTCATTTGGTAAAACAACCGATTGGAGTGCCTGGTCTCAAGAAATGGAAGATTACTGCCGTCTCGATACACTCGTAACGGCTAAGCTATGGTGGGCATTGAACCCAGATAGCCATAATCAAAAATCAATAGCATTTGAACACCAGATCGCTGAAATCTGCGACCAGATTGGTAACGCAGGGTGGGTGTTCAACATAGAAAAGGCCACGCAGCTTTACTCACAGCTAAAGCTGGAGAAAGAAACGCTGGAAGAGCAGCTGCAGGATTTGTTTCCCAGCTGGACAATCGACACCGAGTTCGTGCCGAAAGTTAATAATGCAAAGCTGGGTTACGAGAAGGGCGTGCCGATCATTAAATCGAAGCCGGTCAAGTTTAATCCAAATTCAAGACACCACATTGAACGCTGCTTGAAAGAGAAATACGACTGGCAGCCGACTGAATACACACCAGCTGGTGACGCAAAGTTAAGCGAGTCGGTGCTTGTTGGGCTTGAATACCCAGAAGCCCAAGCATTGGCTCGTAGTTTCATGCTGCAGAAGCGCCTCGGCCAGCTGGCTGAAGGCAACGCAGCCTGGCTCCGTAAGGTCGATGAGGATGGCAAATTACGTCATACCATCAACCCGATCGGGGCTGTCACCATGCGATGTAGCTCATTTGGGCCAAATCTTCAGCAGGTGCCATCCACTAGGGCAGCCTACGGCAAAGAATGTCGTGAGTTGTTCACAGTGGAAGAAGGGTGCCAGCTGATTGGTGCAGATTTGTCATCGATCGAGGCGAGGGTGCTAGCGCATTACCTGCCTGACAATGGCGAGTACGCCAAACAGCTTCTCGAAGGCGACGTACACCAAGAAAACGCTGATCGCCTGGGGATCGACAGGGGGAGTGCGAAAACTTTTTTGTACGCTCTTTTGTACGGTGCCGGGGATGCTCGGCTTGGCGAGACAATAGGCCAAGGGGCAAAGGCTGGCCGTGAACTGCGAGATCAGTTTTACAAGGCTAATCCTGCCTTCAAAACCCTTCAGAACCAGATTAAACGTGCCTTTGAAAGCCGTGGACATCTGATTGGCCTCGATGGTCGGCAGCTAACAATACGCAGCGCACACTCGGCGCTGAACGTGTTGATCCAGTCAGCATCAGCAATCTTAGCGAAAAAGTGGGTCCAGTTAGTGACCCAGGAAATCAAGCATCGAGGCATGGACGCACAAATCCTTAGTTTCATCCACGATGAATTACAAACTCAAACGAAAGGAGACCCGCATGACGCAGGTAATCTCATTTGCCGATTGGCAACGGAAGCGGGACGAGCTTTCAAAATCCAATGCCCAATCGAAGCAGAATACTCAGTCGGCCTCACATGGGCAGATACACACTAAAAGTGATGAAGAAAAAGAAGTGCTTGGCATTTTGTTTTCGGTGCTGCTAGAGGCCCGTACACGGCCATTCACCACAAAGTCAGACTTTGCTCGGGCAGCTGCGACCGAAATCGGATTGCTGGCCAGTGAGGGACTGATGTCTACCGAACTCCAGCCAGGTCATTTTACCAACAAGTGGTTGGTTACTGAGGCTGGTTTGGAATGGATGTCGGAGGTGTCTGATGTTTTCACTGATTGATGCCGACATCCTGCTTTGGAAGGCAGCCATTTCAGCTGAAACAGAAATTAACTGGGGCGGCGATGTGTGGACTTTGTACGCCGATGTGGCTGAGGCCAAACGTGCCTTCGAGGTGCAGGTTAAACGAATTGAAGACCGGCTAGACATCAAAGAACACGTCTTTTGTTTGTCTGATCCACACGCCAACTTTCGCAAGGTAGTAGACCCAACATACAAGTCTAATCGCCGGGGTACACGCAAGCCAGTAGGCTTCGTTGCCTTGTGTGATTGGGTAAAGGCTAACTTCAAAACATTTAGCAAACCAACGCTCGAAGCAGACGACTGCTTAGGCATCCTTGCCACCATGCCTTCAAATGTGGGCAAGTGCATCATCGTCAGTGATGATAAAGATTTGAAAACGATTAAAGGTAAACTTTACAGACCAATGTCAGATGAACTTCTGACAATAGATGAAGCTGAGGCTGATCGTAATTTCTTAATGCAATGCCTCAAGGGCGACAGCGTTGACGGGATCAAGGGCGTGCCGGGCATTGGCGAGAAAAAGGCGGCAACCATCCTGGGCAGCCGCCCAAGTTGGGGTGCGGTCGAACAGGCTTACATCAAAGCTGGCATGACCCGTGACGACGCAATTAGGCAAGCCAGGCTGGTGCGAATACTGCGTTGGTCAGAATGGCACCCAGAAATTGAAAGTGTGCGCCTATGGACCCCGTAATCATCAGACATGAGGAGTTCATGAGGCTCAATCGAGAGCATGAGGAGATGCAAATGAAAAAGAAAAATCAAGAACCAGACATGGTCAACAGCCCCCCGCATTACACACAAGGGGACATCCAATGCATCGATGCGATTCGGTCAGCTTTAGGCCCGGAAGGGTTCGCTGCGTTCTGCCGAGGCAACATCATCAAATACAACTGGCGGTGTGATCACAAAGCCGGGGTACAGGATGTTGAGAAGGCAGGTTGGTACCTAGAAAGATTGATTGACACAATGAGAACAAAACCAGAACATAGTAAACCCCCAGAGGAGGAAGAATTACTTAAATGACGTTTCGAAATAAATTCGCTGAAGACATCTTCAATTTGAAATACCGGCACGAAGGATGTGAAACATGGGCATCTTTAGCTGCTACCTTGGTCCATGAAGTTTGCGACGGGCTAATGTCGACAACTGAGGTGGATCAACTGGTCTACTACATGACCGAAATGAAGTTCATCCCTGGTGGTCGTTACCTTTGGTACGCTGGCCGGGATGTAAAATACTACAATAATTGTTTTTTGCTCAAAGCTGAGAATGACAACCGTGAAGACTGGGCAACGCTGGCTAACAAGGCCACATCTGCTCTCATGTCTGGCGGAGGTATCGGCGTGGATTACTCGATCTATCGCCCTTCAGGCAAGCGTTTGAGCCGAACCGGTGGTGAAGCATCTGGGCCATTACCAATGATGGAACTGGTTAACGGCATTGGCCGAAATGTCATGCAAGGCGGGTCACGGCGCAGCGCCATGTACGCAAGCCTTCACTGGAAGCATGGCGACATCCACGATTTCTTGAACATGAAGAATTGGGATGAGATGCAGGTGGGCGACACCACCATGGCAAAGCTAAAAGAGGCTGATTTCAACTTCAAAGCCCCGATGGACATGACCAACATTTCCGTCAACTACGATACTGAGTGGCAGCATAATTACTGGGCAACCGGTGAAGTTGGCGATGTCTTCATGGAGAACATGAAACAGGCTCTCAAATCGTCTGAGCCGGGCTTCAGCTTCAATTACATGAAAGACGACGAGACATTACGCAACGCCTGTACTGAGGTCACCTCGGCTGATCCAGACGACGTCTGCAACCTTGGCTCGATCAATCTGTCACGCATTGAAAGCATCAGTGAGTTCGCTGATGTCGTCGAATTGTCGACAAAGTTCCTACTGTGCGGAACCATCCGAGGCGAAGTGCCTTACGAAGGCATCAAAAAGACACGGGAAAAGAACCGTCGTCTGGGCCTCGGTTTGATGGGGATGCATGAATGGCTGATCCAACGAGGAGAAAAGTACAATGTCACCCCAGAATTACATAAGTGGTTACATGTCTACAAGATTGTCTCGGACAAGGCGTCGAAGGAATTTGCTGATTTTCTCAGCGTCAGTCGCCCTGTTGCTAATCGGGCTATTGCACCAACTGGTTCAATAGGCATCCTGGCTGGAACATCGACAGGCGTCGAGCCGATCTTTGCTGTCGCTTACAAGCGCAGGTACCTCAAAGGCGGTACACGCTGGCATTACCAATACGTTGTCGATAGCGCAGCGCAGGACCTCATCGATCGATACGGCGCTAATCCTGAGACAATCGAAAGTGCGATTGACCTAGCAGCTGACCCAGAAAGACGGGTGAAGTTCCAGGCTGATGTGCAGGATTACGTTGATATGTCGATCAGTTCGACAATCAACCTGCCAGCCTGGGGAACCAAGCTGAACAATGAGGACACAGTTGAGCCATTTGCTCAAATGTTAGCCAAATACGCTCACCGGCTGCGGGGCTTTACTTGCTACGCAGACGGCAGCCGTGGTGGTCAGCCACTGACATCAGTGCCTTACTCCGAAGCCTCGAACAGGCAAGGTGAAGAAATCCTTGAGACGCATGACATCTGTGACATCACAGGACATGGAGGCAGCTGTGGGGTGTGAGACTGAGTTTGAAAGAATACCAGTGTGCTGTGGGCAGGACATGACACAAGAAGCATTTGACTTTTACTCTTGCTCAAAATGCAATGGCGAAGCTGTTTACGATTGCACTGAGGACAGCTGGTCATACGACTGCCCTTGGAGCAAAACAGCATGAATGTTGAACTAATCGACAGTCTTGGTTCTGATCTCACGGTCGTGAACGCTGCCCGTGTCTCATTCGCTAAAGAAAGCATGGAGATGGATGAGAGCGATGAACGCCTCATTCATTACCTTGCTACGCATGGGCATTGGTCACCCTTTGCCCACGCTTTCCTGCAGTTCAGGATCAAAGCACCAATCTTTGTCGCCCGGCAGCTGGTTAAGCACCAGGTTGGACTGTCGTGGAACGAGGTGTCACGTCGCTACGTCGATGAGCCACCTGAGTTCCACAACCCGACTGTCTGGCGTGGACGACCGAAGAACAGCAAGCAGGGAAGCCATGGCGAGGTTGATGACCAGAACACACCGAAGCTAATCCTGGAGCAGACAAACCTGTTAGCTCATAAAAACTACACCAGGCTCATCGAGCAAGGTGTAGCACCGGAGCAAGCACGGATGATCTTACCTCAGACGATGATGACTGAATGGTGGTGGTCTGGTTCACTCCATGCATTTGCTAGAGTGTGCAACCAACGCCTCGATCATCATAGCCAAGAAGAAACGCAAGAGATTGCCCGCATGATACAGGAACAGGCCATGAGCAAGTTCCCAGTCAGCTGGCCTGCCTTAAGCCAAACATAGAATAGCAAAGCCTACCAGTGACTACGCTGGTGGGCTTTTTTTCGTCTTTAGAAGATGTGTCGCCCGAATAGGCCATGCGTAACTATGAGCTAGAAAAGAGCGAAGGCCAGCAAGCGGTTATATGACTATATGCTTGAACTGGCCTTCTTAATGTTACTCGTGACGAAACTCGGTCGATATAATGCCTCCCTTATCACGCCCTCCTAGCAACATAGATGGGGTCCGTCCTTATTCAGGCTCTCAACCGACATCCAGATTTTAATATAGCAATATCCACGCCATTATCAATGTTATTCCCGTCTTAACTCATTTCGAAGTTATGTATGGTCTATGAGGGACATAAGGCGACATAGAGTAATATCATTAATAATAATATAGATGATAACCAAAGATACGATTAGTCCACGACTCGCAGTTCGAGGGATGACGAAGGTAGACGTAAGTCACCGATCCCGATTTGTAACGAAGACTAATCAGGTCATCCCAATAAATTTCTCATAATGTCCTAATGTCTGGAACAGAAGGGGGCAAAAGGGCAACGGATCGTGCATCCGATCACCTGACACTTTGTTTCATTACAACAACTTAGCAGGTGTTGACGAGATTTCTGGTTCCATCCCCTGCGATTTGACCCCCCTATACCCATCAATATCAATCAATTCCAAAAATCCGCTAAAGGTTGTTGGTTGTTGTTGTCGTTGTCTGTCTTTTCAAAGCAGCGTCCACCTCCGAAAAACCAAGGAATACTCATTATGGCACCGTTAGAAACAGCTACCTATATCGATGGGCTTGTCGCCACAAACCCAACCTCAGTCGATTCTTTAGCACAAGCAGATGATCATCTACGTCTTACCAAGTCCACCATCAAAGCCACGTTCCCAGCGATAGCCGGAGCAGTCACAAGCACTCATACGGAGCTAAATGCTTTAGATGGCTTCACAGGCACATCAACCAACCTAAATGTATTGTCGGGAACGTCAGTCACACCTGCGGAGTTTGGCTATCTTGGTGGCGTCACAAGTGCCATCCAGACCCAAATTGACGCAATTAGCACTGAACTGGTCAACGACCCTTCACCCCAGCTATCTGCTGAACTAGACACCAACGGCAACGCTATCCGCTTTGGAGCATCCAAGTGGACTATTGAACTTGATACAGGCGATAACGACCTGAACTTCAAGTACAACGGCACTACAGTATTCAAGCTACAAAGCACTGGCGCAGTCACATCTGCCGCTGACATCACTGCCTTTGGCTCACCGTAATGGCAGTCACATCATCCGGCGTCATCAGCCTCAGTGGCGATATTGTAGCTGAGTTTGGTGGAACAGCACCCCATGCCCTATCGGAATACTACCGTGACGCTGGCATAGTCACGGCTGGAAACACAGCAATCCCAACAAGTGGCGCAATCGCTTTCTCAGATTTCTATGGAACTACAGCAACAGTAACCCGCGATATCCGTGTGCAGATGACCTACTCCGCAGGACATACATACACTGCTTTCGGTATTACTTCTGCCAATAGTATAGCTACGCCTCAAGCCTACTCAGGCAGTCTTTTGTATAACCCATTCACTGTCTATTCACCTGCCTTCAGAGCAGGGACAGGCTATCTGGGGCAGGACATCGATATGTCTATGCACCAGAACGAGGATGCCCAACCATCCAGTGTGACACTGTTTGGCGGCACTTCTAGAACAGCAGTGAATGATGTCGTGCTTCAGTTGAACGGTGGTTACGACAATTCAAACGGTGGGGCTAGGTTCTTCACCATCGCCTTCGACAGTGACGGTGGCTGCACAAGCATCACCCAAACGTCAACTTTGTACAACTTCGGCATAATCACAGTCGCCACGAATAACCCCAGCACCAGCCATCGTTGGTATCAGTGGCGAGTGGTCTCACCTAACGCCAGTGACAAAGGCTCAACGCTTATCCAAGGCGACCCAACTGGCTTCAGTGCCGTTACGCAACCAACATAGAGAGGGAGAACCGTCTATGGCTATTCTCCCAATCCGTGACCTTGGTTCCGTTGGTGTCGTTACTGATATCAGCCCGTACAACTTGCCAATTAACGCTTTTAACGTGGGTATCAACATCAGAGCAGATGAAGGAAAAATTAGTCGTGCGCCTATCTTTAGAACGATCAAAGACAGCCTTGGCTTCAGCCCGAGGTTCGCCTATGGCGTCGTGCCTAGTGTGGGCTTCGATACTATTGTTATCGCCTCTGATAGTTGGGACATTAAAGAATATGCTTCAGGCACTGTAACTGACGTGTCCGGATCAATAACCGGCACCTCTAGCCCACGCCCATACACAGGCACGTCACTTGCTGATGTAGTCTATATCAATCGCCCGGACAGAGTTCCTGTGTACCGAGGTCCATCTTCTTCTGGCTTCGCTGATTTACCTACATGGAATAGTGCATGGCGGGCGGCCTCAGTCCGCAGCTATGGCGATCAGCTGATTGCTTTGAATATGACGGAAGGTGCCAACAACTTTCCCACACGGGTGCGCTTCTCAAACTTTACCCTCGCTAACTCTTTTCCAGATAGTTTCGATGAAACAGACACAACCAAATCCGCTGGCTTCAACGATCTAGTCCAGATTGATACAGAAATTGTAGATGGTGCAACCCTGGGTAGTAATTTCATCATTTACGCCCGTGACCAAGTCTGGCGCATGACTTTTGTCGGTGGAACTTTTATCCACCGGTTCGATAAGCTTTTCACTGACTCAGGGATTATTAACCAAAATTGTGCGGTCGAGATACAAGGCCAGCATTATGTGTTTGGCTCAAACGATATCTACCGTCACGACGGAAACTCGAAGCAATCGATATGCGATGAGCGAACCAAGAATTTCATTTTTGGCTCATTAAACAACTCCGCAGCCGACGTCTGTTTTGTTCAGCATAACCCAACTCTAAATGAACTAATGTTTTGTTACCAATCCGGTGATCCATATGTCGCATTTCCTGCATCTGACCGTTGTAACAGGGCAGCTGTCTATAATTATAGACGTGATGTCTGGGCCTTTGCTGACCTACCAAATGTCAGCGCAGGGACGGTTGCAAACGTCAACTCAGTTGCCACCTATGCCACCAGTACAGCATCTTATGCATTGATCGGTGGATCTTATTACGGTCAAGAGGACAGCTTCGCCAAACATACGCTTATGGTTGGTGAAACTCTTACCGCAGACGGCATCACATCGGACAAGCTTTACGGTATCGACCTGGCAGACACAGGGCAGATAGCCTTTCCTCTCGACACCGAGGCAACCAAGCCCGTCTTACTTGAGAGAACCGGCCTGGATTTAGACGAAGCTGGATTAGGCGCATCTCAATATGTTGTCTGCACCAGGCTATACCCCCAGGCAAATACAGTTAATTCAACTGATACAATTTTGAATTTTGAGTTTGGTGGGTCAGACATACCATCAAACACACCAACTTACACAAGTAGCGCAAGCTTCAATATCAAGACTGATCACAAGATCGATAGTCGAGCAGCCGGTCGGTATCTCTCATATCGCGTCACAATACCCAGTAACGCCGACTTCGAGCTATCCGGCTTTGACCTCGAGGTGACGTCTACTGGGCGAAGATAGGACACGAGTATGACCCTAAGCGACAAAACAAACCTGGTTGTCCAGACATACCAGAAAACGCAATACCCAGTGATGGAAGAGGGCGTCAGAAGATATTTCCAGGACGAACTGCAGCGGATTGAAACCGCTATATCAAGCATAGCACTGGCGGCCCCACAAGTTAACGATGACCCACCTGAAAACCCTGTGAAGGGAATGATCAGATATGCAGTCAGCCCCTGGAACCCAGGGTCAGGTGATGGGCTTTACGTCTACAACGGTACGGCATGGGTAGCGGTATAAAAGTCCCAGTTGTTGAGCGACCACAGCAGTACATAATTTACTTTGAAGGATTAGAAACGCCACTTGGCCTAATGACCTTCGTCCACTGCGACATCTACACAAACTGGACAAAAGACATCAAACGCCAGCTTGAAGCTGACTTTTCATGGCTAATCAAATCACGACAGCAGCCTTTGTACTGCTTACGACACAACAAAAAACAAGAAAAGTTCATCAGAATGTTTGGCTTTCAATTCAAAAGCGAGATGCCCAATGGCATTGATGTTTACACCTTGGAGATAGAATAATGGGTTCATTGGCAGGATCAATGGGAGGACAGATTGCTCAGTCCATAATGGGCAGTGTGATCGGTGGTATGGGTGCGAAAGCCGATCGCAAGGCAAAAGCAGACTCCGACGCACTTAACGCTCTCGGCTACACAGACGCTCGTCCTTACATTACACGCGGTTACGAAGGCGGTGAAAAGGCATTAAACGATGCTTTGGAAACTGGTTACTACAGTGGTCCAACCTTCGCTGACCTGACACCAGAGCAAATCGCTGCCCTAAACAACCGTTCGACCTTCGGTAACTCAGCTTTCAGCCTCGGCGGAAACTTGATGAACCAAGGTGCAAACTACGGGAATAACCTGAACGCACTCTACAGCCAGGCAGGTCAAGACGAACTAGGAAACGCTCAGCAATACGCATTGAATAACAATCAGCCTTTGATTGATGCAGCGATGCGCGGCGCGAACCGAAATCTCAACGAGGTCCAACTCACAGGTAACAATACCAGGGCGTCTGGCAGCGGAAACATGAACAGCAGCCGGGCAGGTACGGCTGAGGCAATCTTGCGTCGAGGCAATGCAGAACAATATGCTGACACTGCGTCAACTGTTAACCGTGGCCTAATGGGCGACTATCTAAATCAAAGCCAAAATCGATTTGGTAATTTGATGTCTGTCAACAATGCCATGGGTAACTTGGTCAACAACGGATACAACCTGGCAAACACAGGCTCAAACATGGCCCTTGGCTCAGGTGATCGTTTCCAGTCCAATGATCAGGCAAGGATGAACGACACCAGGAGCAACTTTGACGGTGCGCGAGACTTTGCGTCTGATCAGTACTCCAATTTTATGTCCGGCGTCTTAGGCCGTGCGCCTATGTCACCACCAGGATCAACTCCTAACTACTTTAACCCAGCGATGGGTGCTGTAAGTGGTGGGATGGCTGGTTATGGGATGGGTGGACAGCAATCAATGCCTTTCCAATCAAACCAATCATACGCAACAACCCAGCCAGGCTTTAATGGTGGCTTCAATCCGCTGTTACTCAATTACGGTTATTCTGGCGGCATGATTTAACTATGAGAGGGTTGTAAAATGAACAATTCAATTAACCCTGCTAATCAAAGTATTTACGACCGCATGGTTGGTGGTTTACTCAGCACAGCGCAAAATGCTGGCCGATATTACAGAACCACACCAAACCCAGGCGTCCTAGATTTCATTGAGAAAAACCATTCTGGTGCTTTGGCAAAAGCAGGTGATCCTGTTTTGATGTCACCTTCAAGCTATCAGCACTTGAATGACGGTAGATTAATAACAGCTGCTCCGATGATGCCAGCTAATGGTCAAGTTGACCCACAGGTTATTACTGACGGTTCTGTCATTGAGGATTACCTTTTAAACAACAATCTGGCGATGAAAACGCAGCCAATACTATCAAACCAATCTGAGTCGACACCTGCACAAGGTGTCTTGTCGAATACGCTACCACCAGCGAGCGGTAACCGACGCGACCAAACGCCAATGTCGTTCAAACCTCAGACTATTGGCACAAACGAAATGATTTCCAGGATGGGCTTCGCTGGCTTAGCAGCAAACGGCTTAGGCGCAACAGCATCACTAGGTGCCATGGGTGATATGTACGGCGCAGTCAAAGACAGCAACCGCAGTGCAATAAACCAATATGAACTGGCCGTTGCAAAAGCCCAGGCAAAAGCCAAAGGCAAAGACAAGAAAACAGGCAATGCCGGTGACCTTTACGGCTCAATTGTGGTGAATGACGCCATCGATCGTGGTCTACCTATGATTGATAACTTCACAGCGGGTTTGGGTGGCACGTTGCTATCTAAAATACCAGGCACAGATGCAACTGACTTAATGAAGCTGATCGATAGTGTAAAAGCTAATGCTGGTTTTGATAAGCTACAAGCAATGCGTGAGGCATCGCCAACCGGCGGTGCATTGGGTCAAGTGTCTGATAAAGAGATCAGGTTCCTTCAATCTGTCTTTGGTTCATTAGACCAAGACCAGTCTCCAAAACAGCTGAAGTACAACCTTGAATTATTCCGATACGTCTACAACTCGATGATCCACGGCGAGGGTGGTCACCCTTACTCACCACCAGCTGGTGCAGAAGCTATGATCAATGGGATGCGGGTTGCAATGAAAAAAGATCCAATTGCCTCATCCCAGCCAGCCGCAGCCGGAAACCTTTCCGCAGCCGACGCGATTGTAGGCATCAACTAACACCGAAATCATGAGGTCATAATATGGCAGATAGGCTTTCAGCCTACGCTGATTGGCTCGTTGCGAACCAAAACAAGCAAGGCACACCTGAGTTTGAGACTGTGGCAAATAGCTACAAGCAACTCAGATCACAAGGCTTGGCAAACAACAACCAGGATCGCGACGGTGCTTTTGCATATGGCATCGATAATATGCAGAAGATGATTGGCAAGGGTATCGAGGCCGGTGGTCGATTAGTTGGATCAGAAGCCATAGAACAATTTGGCACACGCCAAGTTGCAAACCAGGACCGAGACATTGCTCAAGGCGGTTATCAGCCTCAATACGCTGGCAGCCTCCGCGAAAACTACGAAAAAGGCACATTCTTCCCTGCCTTAGGTGAGAAGCTACTCGAAACTGCACCAACTGGTGGAGCCGCAATTGCTGGCTCTGGAGTTGTCGCAGCCGCAGCCTTACTAGGCGCACCAGCCTGGTTAACTTTTGGCGGTGGAGCAGCTGTAACTGGCGGCTCTATGCTAATGGGTGCAGGTGAGTCTGCTCTGGATACCGAAGAGAAAACTGGATCATACGACCCAAAGATCGCCACATCGATTGGTGCATTGGTCGGTTTCCTAGACAAATTCGGTGCAGGTAAGGTTATCCCAGTCGATAAAATTGCCAAAATGTCAGCATCTGAAGTTGCCGAAGAATTAACCAAGAAGGGTTTTGGCGATGCAGCCAAAGCATTTACTGGTCGCGTAAGCAAAGCTGGGCTTGTTGAGGGTGCTACTGAAACTGCACAAGACGCAGCAGTTATGACAGGCACAGCAGCCCAGGGCGGTGACTTTACCGGTACTGAGGTTCAAGACCGTCTAACGGACAGCTTTGTTCTTGGTACATCAATGGGTGGAGGCACAAGGGCAACGCTAGATACTGCTGGAGCAGTAGGAAATGCGATTGGCCCTAATGACACACCAACAGATCCTGATGCAGCAACTGACTTCTCAAACCGGCTCAATGGCATCATTGAAGCAAACAAACTTAATACTAAGGATTTAGACAAAACATCCACTGAGGGTGCAAGACAAGCTGTCGACTTGGCTCATGTCCAGATCGCAAGTGAGATGAAGCAAAAGATCGCTGATCTCAAAAAACGCTTGAAAGTTGACCGTCTTGATCCAGCTGAAATCGTAGCTGACAAAGTAGAAGCTGAAGCAGGTACGCGAGAAGCCAGGAGCAAAACCAAGAGTATTGTTGGTCAACAAGAATATAACGCCACTGAGCGTCTAGTTGGTGACACAAAAGAAGGCCAAGAGTTACTTCGCCTATTTCGCGAAAGCAATGAACTAACCAGATTACACAACAGCGGATACGTTGGCGGCCTGTCTCGTATCACTGACCAGCTGTCTCCATTTAGTTCGAACGTAGGCTACACCGCACGTTCAGCTGCCGAATTGCCAACCAGACTTATTGGTACAGCTGCTGGTGCGACATTGAACCCAGCAATCCCAGCTGCACAAATAGCAGCTGTCGGAACAGGCCGGGCAGTCGATGCTTTGACAGGTCGGCGCAGCCGGGTTGCCAAATACGTTAGAGACAACCAAGGCCGTGGCGGCGTTAGGATCGATCCTGACTTACCGTCATTACGTCAACAGAATATCGAACAGGACGAAGCCCAAAAACGGCGTGAAGCTGAACTACGGCAACTTAACCTCGAATTGGACAACCCTCCAGCTGGTATGGACCCAGATGCCCAACAGCAATCGCCGGAAGCGGTGATGTTTAAGGCGACTGGCCTTACACGGGAAGGCGTCAAAGAAGTACTTGCTGTGTTGGAGCAAAAAGTTCCACAGCTTGCGCCAGAAATCGCCAGCTACCGGAAAATGCTTACCGATGGAACCAACGCTGACGGACTTACAGAGTTAGCAAGGGCAGTAGCCGGTGAAGTCGAGCGTAATCCAGGCAAATACTCAACCCGGCCTGGTGCATACATCCCAGGTGTAACACCTGCCAGAGGCACAGCTGGATACGAGTCACCAGGCTACCTACAAGGCATCAATGATAATCGTAATATTATCAACGGCATAAAGATGGATGTTAAGACTGATCCTGATCTGTCACAGGCAGACAAGGATATCATTTCTAGTGCCTTGGACGATATGTCGAACAACCTCGGCAGCGACCCGGTACGCACTGCAAACATCATCCTCGATAATGCAGTCGAACAAGCAACCGACAAACTTAGCGCAGCTGCTTACCTCGGCCCATATGTTGACCGTGTTCAAGAGCAGCAGGTACAAGCTACCGCAAAAGCTGAAGCCAAAAGGCCAGCGTTACGGATTTACCGTAATGGCATCCTTGATACCGAAGGTGATGAAGGACCAAGCGTAAAACGAAGCAGAACCTTTGATTTTGATGCAACACCAGCCTTAGAGGCTCCATCTGATGTCTTTGAGATTGGTGATGACATCAATGTCACTATCCTCCCCATTTACCCAGCTGATGGTTTTCAGCCAGATGGTCCCAAAGCAAAGTCTCTCAATGAGGCAGTGCAGTATCTTCATGATCGATGGGCAAAAGCCACTGGCCGTACAGACCCATTCGAATACACACCGGAAAACATCGAGCGGATAGCTAAGATGATGGCAGCTGAGGCTGAACGTGCGTTACGGGATGATAGCAACGCTATCGGATGGTACGACCGAAAGCTAAAAGCAGCCAAATCTGTCTTGTCACTTGTCGAACCTCGAATATTCGACAGTGCAGATAACGAAGCTGCGTTTGACCTGGCACTTGCTGTTACGTCAAACGGTGCAGCTGTTACTGACAACTTTGCAAATGCTGTTGAGGTGTTTCAGTCGTTCTTAGACAACGGCGTAATGCCAGCGTCCACCTGGAAAAAAGGTGGTGAGCGAAACGAAAGCATGGTCAAGGCGTTTGAGTTTTACAACGCCTATCAAAATGCCCGGCAGAATGTTTCATTCCAAGATTTTATGGACGCTGACTTCACCGTTCGTGATCTACAAGAGTACATAAAGCAATTTAATGAAGCCCAAGGCACTGAAATCCAGCTTTCAGTAAGCGAGAACATGGACACAGTCGTCAAAGGCAGTTTTGTGCTTGGTGCAAAGATTGGGCAGGGGTTCTACCAAAATATCCGTGGCAACTATGACCCACTAACAATGGACATCTGGTGGATGCGGATGTGGAACCGACTTGTCGGACGCCCGTTTGCTGAAAGCAAGCCAAGTGATATGCAGAAGAACCGTGATAAGGTTTCTGGCATTGTCAAAGAGGCTTTCAAGAACCCAAAAGACTACCCAGTCGAGTTAATGCTAGCCAAACAAGCCATGAAGCAACTTGGTGAGAACCGTCGTGGCTTATATGGCGATCCACAGCGAATGGACGACTTTGTCACAATGCTAGACAGCAAATGGCAGTCATATTTCAAACGCTACCAGGCAGAAAACGGCAAAAACCCTGTCAAACCGCAGTTATTCAAGACAACTGGCACTCACACAAAGAACATCAAAGGCAAGCTACAAGCTACGCCAGCTGGTGGTGGTGAGCGTGAAGTAATGCGACAAACCACGGCCCGTGCGATTGAGTTATTAGCCGGAGTCGGCTATAATATCGACACAGCAGATTTCCAGGCACTTATGTGGTATCCGGAAAAACGACTGTTTAGATCACTCGGTGTTAAAGGTGGTCGAGGCGAAGATAATGACTACCTCGATGCAGCTATAATTCTCGCTAACAAGAAAGGGATAAGCGATGACCAAATCCAAGAAGCACTCCCCGATACAGAGCGAGGAAACGGGATCAGTAGTGGGGCAAATACCCTCGGACAAGATGGAAGCGTTCGCAGCGGGACTAGAGGCACTTTGGGAGAAACGAATACAAACCCAAGCGTCTCCAGGCAACGCAGCTTCGACTTCTCAGCCCCGAGTAATGAAAGACTACAAAACCAGGTTCCCAACCCAGTAGTAGGCTCACGCCCAGCTGAACCAGAAGAAGTACGCGATTTCCTACCAACAGCCGAAGCGTTGTTTGAGATAGGAAAGCCTGGCTCACAATACGAAAACGGCATTAGAGACATAGAGACAGCTGCAAAGCTGGCTGATGCACTAGGTTACGCTATTCACATGGCTGATGATCGGTTCGATCTCGAACGATACACTGGCGAGGATATGCGTGACACTGTGGGTGCTTTGGTTGCCTTCGATGACCCTCGATCCAAATATTACCTAAACACAGGCAAAACGGTAAAAGGTAAAATTGGTGTTCTGAAATCTAGTGAAGACATAACACCACTTGAGTCACTTTTTGCTGCCTTGCATGAGATAGGACATGGCGTCGAGCGTGATTTCCTTCCTGGCAAAAGGTCAGATAGCGCAAAGACTATCAATCAATACCGGACGCTCAAATACCGTGGCATCAAATACACCGATGTAGTCTTTCAAGACACCTTCCGTGGTGTAATCGCTACGATGATGAAGCAAGCCGGTGAAGGCAACCAGGATATGGATGCAATACTCCAGGAAATCGTCAATTTGCAGAGAACAGGCATTTTGACTGATGCTCAGGGTAACAACGCTCCAGTGCGTGACATTTACCCTGAAGCCGCTGCGAGGAAAGGCAACGATCTACCTCCTCATCTGCAAGGTTTACTGAACACTTCTGGGATTGATGCCTTTGTTGACCAAACTGAAGTTCAATACTTGCAAACTCCAGAAGAGTTATCTGCTGATCCATTTGCTGTTTACTTTTTCGATCCAGCTTACGCGAAGAAGGTAATGCCAAAAACCACACGGCTAATACGCAAGTTGTTTAACAACAAAGGTGGACCAGTGCAGTTTTGGTCTATGCCATTTGCTTCAGTAATCGCTGCAATCCTCGCAAACATGATGGTTGCCGAAGGTGAAGAAGAAGAGAAGCAAGGCTTACTATCATTAGGACAAGGAGCGTTATCGGCGTGACCCAGCGTAAAGCGAGGGCCAAATCGCCCTCGACCAAAGGTCAAGGCAAGGCTCCACACAAAGCACCAAAGAAAAATTACTTCGCGACCCTCATGGAAACGCCTGAGGGTCGTGAATTACGACGACAGTGGTCAACCAAACCACGCAAGAACCCAGGACGCCCAAAAGGTACACCTGACGGATACAGAAAGTCTCAGATCGAACCCTTACGGGCTGAGGCAAAAAAGGAAGCACAACAACTGGTGAAAATTATGACTGAAAAATACGACATCCAAGACGACTACGCCAAAGAGGCTTTGACCACTGCGGTCGAGGTCATGCGTGTGCCTGGCGAGACCAGGGAACGCCTAGCAGCCGCTAGATTGGTGTTAGATTTTACGAAATCCCGCCCAGCAGCCAAACAGGAAGTGACTATCGGCAAAGCCGAAGAGTTCCTAAGCAGCTTATTGGTAGATGATGGACCCGAAACTACAGAAAGTCCGTAAACGCCTATATGATGAGTTTCCTTTTTACGCTAACGCAGCGTTAAAAATCCGTACCAAGGAAGGGGCTATTTCCCAGCTGAAGCTTAACCCAGCCCAGCAAATCCTTGATGCAGCTGTTCAAAAGCAGCTGAAGACTGAAGGCAAGGTTCGTGTCATCATTCTTAAAGCCCGGCAACAGGGTCTATCAACTTATGTTGGCGGCTATCTCTATCACCAAGTCTCCCAAAGAGAAGCGTGTAAGGCACTAATTGTGACCCATCATAGCGACTCGACGAGAGCCTTGTTCGATATGACCCGGCGTTACCATCAGAACGTGCCGGAAATCCTACAGCCACACACAAAATACAGTTCACGCCGGGAACTATCATTTGATGTCTTGGATAGCTCATTTGTCGTGGCCACAGCTGGCTCAGACAGTGTCGGACGGGGTGAAACCCTGACCCATGTACACGCGAGTGAGTTGGCGTTTTGGCAGAAAAGCACAGCCCAAGATATTTGGAACGGTCTGACACAGGCAGTACCAAACACCAAAGGCACTGCAATCTTTGTCGAAAGCACGGCCAATGGTGTTACAGGCATCTACTACGACCTCTGGAAAGGCGCAGTAGATGGTACAAACGGCTTCGTGCCGGTATTTATACCATGGTTCGCTGACCCAACGTACCGAGAGCCAGTTCCAGAACAGTTTGAACGGACGCCCGACGAAGAAGATTTGGTCAAGAAATACGATCTTGATGATGAACAGCTGATGTTCAGACGCCGGAAGATTGCTCAAAACGGCATAGATTTATATCGCCAGGAATATCCGGCGGAGCCTTCTGAGGCTTTCCTTACAACCGGACGCCCTGTTTTTAACCCAGAACAGCTAATGAAGTGCCTGGATGAAACCAGGGACGTAGAAGAGCGTCTGGCCCTCGAAGGTGATGACTTCGTCAACAACAGGCGAGGCGAACTCACAACTTACATTCCACATAACCCAGGAGAGACTTATGTCATTGGCGCAGATAGTGCGATGGGCATCCGAAATGGAGACTACTCAGTCGCCCAGGTACTTGACTCGAAAAAGAGACAAGTCGCGACTTGGCGAGGCCATTGCCACCCTGATTTCTTTGCCGAAATCCTCCAAGCGTTAGGAAATTACTACAATGAAGCCTTTATCGTAGTTGAAAACAACTCGCACGGCATCCTGACCTGCACAAGGCTGGGTAAAGACATGGCGTATGGCAATTTCTATACAGAAATTCAGGTCGACAAGATTACCGACCGGGAAACAGTCAAATTGGGCTTTACAACTACCAGCAAGACCAAGCCTTTGATCATCGACCAGCTTCGCGCCTCCGTGCGTGATGGTGAGATGGAATTAAACGACAAGACAACAATCCGAGAAATGCTGACCTACATCGTGACCGAAAGTGGCGCAATGGAGGCTGAGGCTGGTTGTCACGACGACACGGTCATGGCGTTGGCTCTAGCTAATCATGTCCATGAAGGTGCCTGGGAGCCAACAGAAATCCCCGACGAACTCTACATAAAAATGGTGTAACCGAATGAAAAAAGACTATCGAAAACTAGGCGATACAGAAATCGTCAAGTTGGTCGAGGACAACATAAAAACCTCGGTTGGCTATTATGACAGTGATTTGTCCAGGGAACGTAAAAAGGTTCTTGAATACTACCAGGGCAAACTGCCCAAACCGGCACATGATGGAAACAGCAAATACGTCTCGCAGGATGTCTATAATGCAGTTCAATCAATGCAAGCGGCACTCTTGGAAACCTTTGCAGCCGGTAACAAGATCGTCAAATTTGCCCCGCAAGGGCCAGAGGATGTTGAGACAGCCAAAGTCTGCAGCGCATACACTGATTATATTTTGTTCAGGCAAAATGACGGCTTCAATGTATTTTCACAAGTTATCCACGACGGTCTAATGGCCCGTGTGGGTGCGTGTAAGGTGTTCTGGCAGCAATCTGAGGAAGTACAGGAAGAAGAGTTTTCTGACGTCACTCAGGACGAATTGGATATGCTCCTGGCTGAAGATGATGTTGAACTGATCGACAGCGAGACAAACTCTATTGGCCTGATATCCGGCACAATTGGCATCACCATAGATACCAGCCAAGTTGTCATTGAACCAATGCCAGCTGAAGAGTTGATCGTCGAGGCTCAATGTAAAAGCCTCGAAGAGAGCCAATTTGTGGCCCACAGGACGCATAAAACCGTCACTGAACTCAAATTGATGTTCCCGGACAACCCGAAGATCGATGAGATAGGTGATCATGAAGATGTCACCCTTGAGACTGATCCAGAAATCCTTGCTAGACATGACGGCGTAGGACAAGACCGTGGTTTCAATTCTCATGGTTATCAGAACCAAGTCCGAAACATCTTGGTTTACGAAGCCTATATCATGCTGGATGTTGAAGGTACTGGCGTAGCCAAGCTTCACAAGATTATCAAAGCTGGTAATGCACTGCTTCACAAAGAAGAGGTAGACAGGCGTCCATTCGTGACCTTTGTCCCACTTCCAATCCCACACGCATTTTACGGAAGCAACTTTGCGGATAAACTATGCGCCACACAGAACGCTCGAACTGTACTAACTCGCTCTATCCTCGATCACGCCATGATTACCAACAACCCCCGGTACATGGTGGTCAAAGGTGGTCTTTCAAACCCGAAAGAGTTGATCGACAATCGAGTAGGCGGCCTGGTCAATGTTTCACGTCCGGACGCCATCTTACCAATGCCCCAAGCACCCCTGAACCCATTTGTGTTTCAGACACTGAACCAGCTTGACGAAAATGCTGAAGATTTAACAGGTACCAGCCGTTTATCCATGGGCCTCAATAAGGATGCTGTCTCAAAGCAAAATAGCAGCGCAATGATCGAGCAGCTAGCGACTATGGGTCAGCAACGGCAAAAGATTATAGCCAGGCATTTTGCCCAGTTTGTTAAGTCGCTATTCTACGAAATCTACCGACTGGTGGTTGAGAACGAAGACCAGCAAAAGGTCGTTGATCTAGCTGGAAGCTATGTCCAGATCAATCCATCATCATGGGAAGCCAAGCGTGATGTAATGGTCGAACTGAAGTTAGGCTATGGCGAACAGGAACGTGAAGCCGAGAAAATGCTCGGAATACATGGCCTGTTTGCACAAGATCCAGCTATCCAAGCCATGTACGGCCCGGATAAGCGATATGCCATGCTCAAGACAATTCTGGAGCATCAAGGCATTTTGAACGTCGAAGAGTTCCTAACACCTCCAGACCAGCTGCCACCGCCGCAACCTGATCCACAACAACAGATGGAACAGCAGATGGCTATGAAGCAGCTTGAAATACAAGAGCGTCAGGTCGCTGTGGCTGAAATGAAAGCCCAGACAGACGCACAATTAGCAGCTGCCAAGATCGAGATCGATCGCATGAAGGCACAAGCAAGCCATGCACTGCAGTCAGATAATCAGGATCTAAAAGAGGCTCAACTCGTCCACAAGATACGGATCGATGAAGCCGAATTGGATGTACTGCAAAAGCAAACAACTGATGTTCGTGGGATCGCGAGTCCCACGGGCTAATACCCCATTACCAAGGAGAAATAGATGGAAGACCAACAAATGAAGTTGGTCGAGCAGGGCATCGCAGCGGAAAAGCTTCTCGCTGCGGAAGCCTTCAACTCGACCGTAAACCAACTTGTGGATGCCGCTTTTCAGGCTTTTGTTAACTCGAAACCAGAGGAAACAGAAGCCCGTGAGCGGTCATACCACCACTATCGCGCACTAGTCGATATCGTCGGGACACTACAACAGCGTGTCCAAATTAAGACGGAAATAGAAGCCAGTGAAAACGCCGATGACAACAATCAAGAGGATTAAGGACCATCATGAACGACGTCCAGAACATAGAAACACCCTCGAAAGACTACACCCAGGAACTGAATGACGGTAACTGGGAAGACGCCATCTTGGCGCGTTGGGAAGACGCTGAAAAGCTATCTGAAGACACACCAGAGGCAACTCCAGTCAACGATGAATTAGAAGAGACGACAGACGATGACCTGGAGAATGATGAGGAAGAAACCACCGATGATGAAGAAGATACCGAAGGCGACTCTGATGAAGAGGCTGACCAAGATACCGATGATGACACTACAGATGATGAAGAAGATGACGACAGTAATGTTGAAATTTCTGACGACACTGAAGTCGAAATCATGGTCGATGGTAAAGCGCACCAGACATCAATTAAGGATCTCAAGCGTCTTTACGGGATGGATAAATCTCTTACTCGCAAGTCTCAAGAAACTGCGGAACGGCGCAAAGAAGCTGAAGACGCAATATCAAAAAGCCAGGTTGTCTTTGATAGGCTGGTTAAACAAGCTCAAGAACGCTACGAACCATACCAGAAAGTCGATATGCTTGTGGCAGCCAAGGAAATGTCTACGGAAGACTTTACTGCGCTTCGCAAAGAAGCTCAGGACGCCTACCAAAACCTACAATTCCTTACCGAAGAAGCAGACAGCTTTTACGGTGGACTGAAAGCACAACAAGCTGAATTGCAGAAAAAAGCGGCAGTAGAATGTGTGAAGGTTCTTCAAGAGCAAATCCCCGATTGGAGCAATGCGCTTTACAATGACATTCGTCATTATGCGATTGCACAAGGCTTACCAGAAAATGACGTGAACCAGTACGTCGATCCGGCAGTGATCACACTGATCAACAAGGCACGACTATACGACGAAGCAAAGAAGGTAAGTACAGTGAAGAAAAAGAAATTAGCAGCTAAGCAAAAGGTACTTCGCTCCAAGAAAGCACCTCAAAACGATGCAGACGCAAAGAAATCTGACGTAGAAAAGCAGCTGGCTCAACTTCGCGCCAATGGTGGGAATGACATAGATGATATTGCAAATGTCTTCTTGAAACGCTGGGAAGCATAATCCCAACAAAAAAAGAAGGAATACAATACCATGAGTACCTTTACCTCATACGAAACTATCGGTAAAAAAGAAGATGTCTCGGACATCATTACCGATATTACACCCTTTGACACGCCATTCTTCTCGATGATGAAATCGCAGAAGGTACACAACCGTGTTTACCAATACCAATCAGATGCGCTTCGCAGCCCGGCGTCCAACGCCAAGGTTGAAGGTGCAGACGCAACAATCAATGCGTTGACCCCAACAACAATGCATAGCGGGACTACTCAGATCCTGACAGAGGCATTTCAGGTGAGTGCTTCGGCTGATGCAATTAGCCATTATGGACGTGCAAAAGACACCGCATACGCCCTTGGTCGTGCGCTGAAATCAATCAAAAGAGATTTGGAACACGCCATGATCGGTGCATCGAACGCACAGGTCACCGGTAACAACTCCGGCCCTGTAGCCCGTGAGATGGACAGCTGCGACCAGCTGATCGATGCTGCTACTACCGAAGCCGGTGGTACAGCTGCACTGACAGAAACAATGCTGCTCAACTTGGGCCAGAAATGTTTCAACGAGGGTGCAGATCCAACGATCTTCATGATCAAGCCAGCTGACGCAATCATTGTGTCAAACTTCACGGCAAGCTCAGGTCGCAACCGGACATTTAACGATGAGAACAAGACGCTCACAGCAGCGATTGACCTCTACGTTGGCCCATTCGGAAGCTACAAAACTGTGCTTAACCGCCATCAAATGACGACCCATGCGTTCTTGCTTGATCCGTCAATGTGGCGTTCAGCCGTCCTGCGTCCGTTCAGCCGCACACTGTTGGCCAAGACGGGCGACTCCGAGAAACATTTCGTTGTCGGAGAATACGGATTGATGCACATGAACCAGAAAGGTTCAGGCATGATTAACGCACTAACCTAATAGTGTGACGCTTTAGGAGTGAGGGGAGCAACGGCTCGGTTTGCTCTCCTTACGAGCCGCCCCTCACGTCCTACAATCTTAAATATCCAAGGAGATTATCTTGAACGATCAAGACATAAATCTTGTCGGCTCCACCACTGATTTTGGTGCAGATGCTGACGGGCTATTCATGAAGACTAGTCAAAACATTTCAACCAAGTTCCTAGACGCGCTGAAAGACGAACGAAACAACAGCCTGAACCAACGCGAAGGCGAGTTCATGAAGGTGGCCTCGATCCCGGTCGCGGTCGCTGAAGCATGGAAGAGGGATGGTTTTGACATCACAGATCCAAATACAGACGTCAGAGAGGTGATGCGTCGGCTTCGAGCAGAAAACCTCGATGCGTTCATCACAACAGACAAGGTGGTTTAGATGAGTGGAAAACCAGGATTGTACAAAAACATCCATAAGAAACGAGCAAGAATTGCTGCTGGTTCGGGCGAGCGGATGCGATCCCCAGGTGCGAAAAACGCGCCAACGGCAACTGCATTTCGCGAGAGTGCAAAGACGGCGAAAAAGCCGCGAACTAAAGCGTAGAGGAATACGACCATGAATTATGGGCAGCTAAAGACGCATTTTGACGCTTTGCTTAATCGATCGGATATTACAACTGCACTTACCGAGCAGTTCCTAACTGACGGTATCGCCCGTATTCAGCGAAGCCTTAGAACACCGATGCAAGAAAAGGTGCAAACGGTAACGATAACCACAGCAACAACGTCAACCACTCTCCCGGCAGACTTTTTGGAAACTATCAGTTTGTATTTTGATCAGTACGAACTTCAAAGAGTTCCAATGAAACGGTTCCGGGAACTGAATGAAAGCAACCATTCTGGGAATCCAATGTTCTACACCAGGCAAGGGGCAGAATTACTTCTATACCCCCAGCCAAGCAGTGGGACATTGGTTCTATATTATTACGCTGAGATGCCAGCTTTGGTGAACTCAACAGACGAAAATGCAATGACCCAAGTTGCCTCCAACTTGATCATTTACGCAGGGTTGACCTTTGCAAGCGACTATTACCTCGACGAACGAGGTGAGTTGTTCGAGTTCAAATACAACCAAATGCTGAACGAGTTTCAAGAAATGGCCGATGATCAAGAGACCAATGGCGGTACTCAAATCATACAGCCATCTTACAATTACCAAGACTACTAAAAAAATCAGGAAAAATTAGATGGCAAAAACTAGCTTTTTTGGCTCAACAGGTGCGACTGCTGAAGTCCAAGACACAATTCAAGCATCAGTCGATGCAGCAGCAACTTCTGCCACTAATTCGGCTACTTCAGAAACCAATAGCGCTGCGTCAGCGGCATCGGCACTTGCAAGTAAGAACGCAGCCGCAGTTTCTGCCGCAGCCGCTTTGGTCAGCGAGAACGCTGCCGCAGCGTCAGCTGCTTCTAGTGCTGGCACGGCATCCGATGCAGCGGCAACCGCTGCCGACCGTGTCCAAACAGGCTTAGACCGGACAGCGGCAAGCAATTCAGCCGCTGCCGCAGCAAGCGATGCAGCACAAGTTTCTACAGACGCTACTCAGACAGCTGCCGACAGGGTACAGACAGGCTCTGATCGAACAGCAGCCGCAGCTTCAGCAGCAGCAGCTTTGGTCAGTGAAAACGCAGCCGCAAGTGACGCTTCGCAAGTGGCAACAGATGCGGCACAAGTTGCAGCCGACAAAATAGCAACAGCAGCAGACCGTGTTCAGACCGGACAGGATGTTACTGCATCAGCAGCTTCGGCTACTTCAGCGACATCAAGTCAAAATGCTGCGTCTACATCAGCAGCAGCCGCGTTGGTTAGCCAAAATGCTAGCGCATCATCAGCCACCGCAGCAGCCAATTCTGCTTCTTCTATTGCTTCAGATGCTGCACAAACTGCTGCTGACCGTGTGCAAACTGGTCTGGATGTCACTGCATCAGCTGCATCAGCTACTGCAGCAACCAATGCAAAAACAGCAGCAGAAACAGCGGAAACTAACGCTGAAACTGCTGAAACAAATGCAGCTAACTCAGCTACAGCGGCGGCAAACAGCGCAACAGCCAGCGCAACTTCAGCAACTAATGCCTCTAATTCAGCTTCGGCAGCTTCTACAAGCGAAACTAATGCAGCTACGTCTGAAACCAATGCAGCCACAAGCGCTTCAACAGCAAGCACTCAGGCGACTAACGCCTCAAATAGTGCTACATCTGCTTCAACCAGTGCATCCAGTGCTAATACCGCAAAAACCGCTGCAGAAACTGCTGAGACTAATGCTGAAACTGCAGAGACCAACGCCAGTAATTCAGCCACAGCAGCAGCAAATAGCGCAACAGCTGGAGCAACATCAGCAACTAATGCGTCTAACTCAGCTTCAGCAGCATCAACCAGCGCAAGCAATGCTGCAACTTCTGAAACAAATGCAGCCACAAGTGCTTCAACAGCCAGCACTCAAGCTACTAATGCATCTAATTCAGCCTCTTCAGCGGCAACAAGCGCAACAAACGCTAGTAATTCAGCTTCGGCAGCTTCTACAAGCGCAAGCAACGCTGCTGCAAGTGAGTCAGGTGTTGCAAGTGATGCAGCAGCAGCTGCAGCTTCCGAAACAGCAGCTGCAGCCTCAGAAACAGCAGCAGCTACAAGTGCAACCAACGCCTCAAACAGTGCTTCAACAGCATCGACCCAAGCAAGCAACGCAGCCACCAGTGCATCTACAGCAAGCACTCAGGCGACTAATGCGGCTAACTCCGCTTCAGCAGCGTCAAACAGCCAAACCAATGCAGCCGCCAGCGCGGTTAGCGCGGCAAGCAGCGCAAATCAAGCGGCTTCAAGCTATGACCAATTTGACGACAGATATTTAGGCTCAAAGAACACCAGTGGTGGAAATCCAACGACAGACAATGACGGCAATGCTCTTCTGACAGGCGCATTGTTTTGGGATGACACAAACAGCTTGATGAAAGTCTACGATGGCTCAAGCTGGGTTGCAGCCTATGCTTCAGCTGGTGGAGCTTTGATCAACAGCAACAATCTTTCTGACGTATCAAGTGTATCCAGTGCTCGCAGTAATCTTGGGCTGGGTACAGCAGCCGTTTTGAACACGGGAACAAGTGCTGGCAATGCAATCGTCCTCGATGGTTCAGGAAGGCTTCCAGCAGTTAACGGTAGCTTATTGACTGGGCTTCCAGCAGGGTACACAGGTTGGACTGTCTCAGATGGCTCAAATTCAGAGAACATTGCTTCGACCAATACACTGACATTCGCTGGGTCAGGTGCATCAAGCGTTGCTTACAATACGGCGAACAATACACTTACGGTTTCAAGCACAGACACAAACACAACTTACTCAGCAGCAACGACAAGTGCGGCTGGTCTTATGTCAGCCTCTGACAAATCTAAGCTTAACGCAATTGAGGCCAGTGCAACAGCAGACCAAAGCAACGCTGAAATCAAAGCTGCTTACGAAAATAACAGCAATACCAATGCCTTCACAGATGCTCTTCAGACAAAACTTAACGGTATCGAAACCTCTGCTACGGCTGACCAAACAGCTAGTGAAATACTTGTTGCTGTAAAGACAGTCGATGGCTCTGGGTCAGGTTTGGATGCTGACTTGCTCGATGGTCAGCAAGGCTCGTACTACACAAGCTATACCGACACAGCCGTATCTAACTTGGTCGATAGTTCACCTGCTGCACTTAATACTCTAAACGAACTAGCTGCGGCTCTTGGTGATGATGCTAACTTTAGCACTACAGTTACAAACAGCATTGCAACCAAGCTACCACTTGCTGGTGGAACGATGACTGGCAATATTAGTTTTGCATCCGGTCAAAGTTTTGACGGTAGAGATGTAGGCGCTGACGGCGCGAAGTTAGACGGTATCGAGGCTAGTGCTGATGTTACAGATACGGCTAATGTAGTAGCCAGCTTGACCGCTGGAACAGGCATCACTATTGCTGCGAACGGCACTATTGCAACGACAGTTACAGACACAGACACGACCTATTCTGCTGGTTCAGGCTTGAACCTATCTGGCACAACATTCAGCCACAGCGACACATCCAGCCAAGCTAGCAGTAACAACTCTGGTCGGACTTACATCCAAGACATAACGCTCGACACTTACGGTCACGTTACTGGCCTAGCAACAGCAACTGAGACAGTCACAGCAACGACTTCTGCATCTGACTTGACCTCTGGAACACTGCCTGACGCACGTTTCCCAGCGACCCTTCCAGCCATATCAGGTGCAAACTTAACTAACCTTCCAGCCCAAGCTGATAGTACCAAAATGCCTCTGGCTGGCGGTGCGTTCACAGGTAACGTATCTCGCGGCGATGGCTTGTACTCTTATTGGGGAAATAGTAACGACCTACAAATCAGACACTCGGGTGGCGTAAACTACATTCAGAGTGGTAATACATCACCCATCCACATTCTTGGTGACATAAATTTTAGTAGCAGTCAGGGTAACGGTGGCGATGTTATTTTCAAAGGTGCGACTACTGGATATGATATGCTTTGGGACAGATCAGCCAATGCTTTACAATTGTATAACAACACGTCCCTAAAGATCGGAACTACAAACGGCGGCTGTACGATTTCTGCTACCGCAGGTGGCACTACCCAGTTTCAAGCCTCAGGCCACGATTTGCTTTTCAGTTCAAACGGTAATTTCTACCTTAGAAACGCATCTAACTCTGATTTGATAAGAACCTACTCCACCGGTGCAGTTGACCTTTACCATAATGGGGCAAAGAAACTAGAAACCTCATCGTCTGGCGTAACAGTCACCGGAACATTAGCTGCAACGGCAGTCACAGGCGATGGCTCTGGGCTAACTAACCTTCCAGCATCCTCTGGCGTTACATACGCACTCGCAACCACCAATCCGTCTAGCCCATCTGCTGGAGACGCATATTACAACACAGCAGACGAAGTCATAAAGGTTTATGACGGCACAGATTGGTATGAAACCTCTGAGTTGTCGGTTCCTGTGTTTGTTGATGCCTTTGCCGCTGGTGGTGGCGGGGGTGGCTCACGAGGCTTGCCGGGTGCTTACTATGGGGGCGGTGGTGCTGGTGGTACAGTACGACAAACAAGCAGTGCTGCCAAAATGACCCCCGGAACAACAATTTCTGTGTCTATTGGCGGAGGTGGTAGCGCAGCCGGAACCTCAACTGGTGGCACTGGTGGCACTACAACTATTTCTGGCGGACCAATTTCCTTATCGGCAACAGGCGGTAACGGAGACCCTCATTCCTCACCAGCCGGTGGAAGCAACGCTGATTACAGTGGTGCAGCGACATCTGGTGCAGCCGCTGGTGGTGCTGGTGCTGGTTCTGCTGGTAATGCCGGAAGTAACTTTGGTGGCCCAGCAACTCAAGATGCCTATCTCAGTCAATATTTTGGCGGTGGTGGTGCTGACCCTTACTCAACACCGGGAACTAATGGAGCGTCATGGAAAAGCAGCGCACCTTCTGGCTACGGTGGTGGTGCTGGTGGAGCAGACGCTAACACCAATGCCGGAAATGGCGGCTCTGGAAGAGCCATTATTCGTGTAGGCCAACAAGCGGCTTCGACCTCCGGAAGTCCATCCGTTACGCAGTCTGGGTCGTATTACATCTACTCATTCACTGGTGCCGGTTCAGTGACAATATAGAGGAACAAATATGGCACATTTTGCAAAACTAGACGAAAACAATACAGTGCTTGACGTTATCAAAGTTGAAAACTCAGAGTTACTTGACAGTGATGGCAATGAAAGTGAAGCAGTTGGCATTGCTTTCTTAAACGGTTTGTTCGCTGGAACATGGAAGCAAACAAGTTACAACGGCTCTTTTAGAGGCTCTTACGCTGTCATAGGTGGGTCTTATGATCCTGACCTTGACATTTTTAAGCCTCTAAAACCCTTTCCGTCTTGGTTATGGGATGCTTCATCCGTTGCTTGGGTGGCTCCTGTTACTAAGCCGACAGACACTTCAACAAATTACGTTTGGAATGAAGCCATTCAAAACTGGGAGGCTTATTCTGGATGATGATTGACGCACTTTTCCCGACCACTATTTTGCGGGAGAACGACCTACTTGAAAACGCTGATGCTCTTTTAGAACATATTGACTTAGAGCATCGGCACAGCCAATCAAACATTCATCTAAGGGTAGAGTTTAAACCCCTTATGGACGCAGTGCTTCGGCTGTCAAAAACATATGCAGACTACATGAACTGGGATTGCAATTTGTACCTCAGTTCGATGTGGTACAACGTAAACAAGCAGCATGAAGACCACCCACCACACACTCACAGCAACGCTTTGCTTAGTGGCGTCTACTATCCTCCGTTTGAGGGTGTAGACCATTCACCTATTGAGTTTATAGACACAAGAAACAGGTGTGCAATTGCACCGTCTCTCAAAGCGTACAACGTCCAAAATTCAGATAGCTGGCAATACAACGTAGTGCCTAACAGCATTTTGCTGTTTCCAGCATGGCTACAACATTGGGTGCCGGTAAACCAAAATACTCAGCCTCGCATAAGTATTTCCTTCAACATCATGATTAAGGGAAGTGCTGGCAACTTTGAAGGCTTATCACACGCAGAATGGGAATAGGATATGCGCTTGGAACAATCAGTCACACCAGAATTGCGTGTCGCTCTTGAACTTGAAGCTCACGAGAAAGAGTGTGCTATCCGGTACGCTTCTGTCGAAGACAAACTGACCGGCTTAGACAAACGCTTATGGCGGCTTGAGGCTATGGTCATGGGTAGCACAATAGTCATAATCGGTCTCGCTGGTTCACTTCTCATGAAGCTATAGACAACAAAAGGGAGAGATGACTTTTGCCGACTTTTTATGACTTCAAAAACTATGGCTACTTAATGGAAGACGTGCCGAAAGATATTCTAGATGACCTAAAGAACGAAGTTTCTCTATTGAACGAAAAGTCAA